GGAAGGCAGGCGTGACCTTTCTACAGTCTTTGACGAGACCCGCGGAGACTGGCCAAAGATGAGCAAGGACCAGCTGATAGCAGAGCTCAAGCGCTACGACCAGGAATCAAAGACCACAATCATATACGAAGACAAGCCGAAGAAGTCCGACGAGCACCCGACAATGAAGCCGGTGCGCTTGTTTGAAAGGCTCATGCTCAACAGCAGCAAGGCAGAAGACATAGTGCTCGACCCGTTCGGAGGAAGCGGAACCACAATCATCACAGCAGCAAAGACAGGACGATACGCACGCGTAATGGAGTTAGACCCTAGATATTCTGACGTCATAAGACGCAGATGGACAACATGGGCAAAAGAGAACGGCGTAGAACCAGGACCAGGAGCGCTCGAATAACCGAGAAAACCTCGGAAACTCGAAAGCGGTAAAAAATCCGGAGGAATAACCATGGCACACAAAATCACCAAAGAACAAATGCTCGAGGCAATCCAGGGCTCCCAGGGCCTCGTTTCAAAGATACAGCGCAAGCTCGAAGCAATCCTCGGCGAAAAGATAAGCTGGGACACCACAGAGAAATGGATACACAAGTGGGAAGAAGCCGAGACGGCCGTAAAGAACGAGAAGGAAGCAATGCTCGACATTGCAGAGAATAATATCTTCAAAGACATGGTCAACGGCGACACGGCCACCAGCAAATGGTACCTGCGCATGAAGGGCAAAGAGCGAGGATACGAGGACACACCGACAATCCAGATGGCAAGCGACGACCCGATAAAAATCGACATCAGCGGAGAACCAATGAGCGCAGAGGACCTCGCGGGTTCAGCAGACATCGAGGTAACCGGTGGAGCCAAAGAGTAGCCTCATAATTCCAGGAAAGACACAGCTGATAGTCCAGGAGCAACAGGACAGAATAATCCGGCCATTTATCCACCAGCGCCAGATTGTCTCCGCGCCTTACGCTTTCCCGGACGTTTCTTATTTCGAGCTTTGCGGAGGCTACGGCTGCGGGAAGAGTTTCTCAATTGTTTTCATGATTGCGGTCCTGGCGAAGCGTTACCAGGGCTGGGACGTTCAGATCGCGCTAAGTTCAACAACAATCACCCTGCTGAACAAGACGGTCATTCTTGACCTGCAGAAGCTATTCAAGAAGAGCGGCTCCAGGTTCGAATACAACCAGAAGGACAACATCCTCACCATAGGCACGGTGCGCTTTCTTTTAATTGCCAGCGGCCAGCCTACCGACATCTACGGACCAAATGTACACATTACACTTTGTGACGAGGTCGACGAGCTCCCGGAAATGAAAGCAATCGAAGCGCACAAAGCGCTGAGCGAGCGTACCCGCTTAACCCTTCCAGACGGCAGGAAGCCGTTTATTATGTATTTTTCAACGGTCCACGGTTACCGCGGCCTTTACAAAATCGTCCAGGAATTGAAGAGCAACAACCTGCCGAACGTTTTAGTCCGCGGACTGACAAAGAACAACACCAGCCTGGACCCGCAGTACGTAAAAAACCTTTACGCGATATACGACGAGCAGGAGCGCCTCGCTTATTTGGAAGGCCGATTTGTAAACCTGCAGAGCGGCCGCGTTTACGGCAACTACGACGAGGACAAGTGCAAGTGCGCACCGTTTGAGATAACCCCAGACTACGTCGTGCAGATAGGCCAGGACCTTAATAGCGGCTTCTCAAAGGCCGTAGCGGTCGTAAAGAAGGACAAGAAGCTGTACATCGTCCGAGGCTGGAGTTTCAAAGAAATTGGAGGCGGCCCGGCCATAATGCGGAGCACTTACCCAGAGCACCAAATCCTATGGTTTCCAGACAGCGCAGGCAAGGAAATCATCAAGGGCTACAAACAAGAGATTATAGACAACGGAATCCAGTGCCGAATAGGAAGCAGCAACCCGCGAATTCTCGACCGCGTTTTTTACATAAACAAATTATTCAAAATGGGCTTGCTTTACGTTTTCGACTGCAAAGAGACCCGCGACCTTTCAGAAGCGCTCAAGGTCCGCTCATACAACGACCTGGGACAGCCGGAGAAAGGCAAAGGCGAGAACGCCCCGGACCATTACTGCGACTCGCTGGAATACGTAATATACCGAATCGTCCGAAGCGACCCGGACTTTATGCATTTGAAGGAACTGAGCCGCGAAGCAGTCCAGGAGCACGGTTATTTGAACATAGCAGGCCAGAGTGCATAAAGAACTATAAAGGCAGGATTTATCATTATCAAGGACCACCCGAGGCAACCACCCTCCAGCCGTTGACGGTGGCCCTTTTTATTTAAAATGACTATAAAAGCATGGCAACCTTTGAAAAATTAAAGACCACAGAAAAGAACGAACACCATAGAGCATTATTCGAAATTCTCGCAAGCCACGAAAAAGGCGGCAACGAGACCCAGGATGGATACGAGCAGATTGTGCTCGACGCGACAGAACTCGAGACAATCAAGAACGAAATGAGCGACATCGTCCAGGACGCGAGAACTGCAGCCGGAGACGTTCAGACAGCCACAGAAATGCGCCAGCGTTTGATTTCAGACTTCCCTGCAAAGCTACGCGCCCAGGTTGAAGAACAACTCGCCAGAGAGAAGCTGCGCAATAACCCGGGAATCGTACAGGACGGATACGCCCAGCCGGACACCGGAATCGGCACGGCCATAGACCCGGGAATGAAAGTCGAGAGCTTTATCCCGGTTTCAATTCTGCCAGGAGAAGCCACAGCATACTACGCCGGAGGAGGAATCCCGGCCCGCGTTATTAACAAGAAAGCCGGCTGCCTTTCACTCGACGGTATCCATTTTGAATGCCCGGACATGGACCCGGACGACATAACCACCCTGGAAGCATACGCAGAGGAATGCGGCTTTAGTGAAGCCTACGCCCAGGCTGCAACCCAGGCGCTTATTTTTGGTGGCGCGATTTCGTACCCGGTAATCAAGGGAGACAACCCGCTCACCACACAAATGACACTCGAACAATTAAAGGACAAGATAGGCAGCGAAAAGCATTTTATAAATTATTGGGTAACAGCGGACCGCTGGAACTGCGTGTTTGTACCGGACTACAACATCACAGCCCAGGACTACTTATACGCCCGCTCGCTTTTCATTCCGCTCGGAGGCGTTCGCGTTTCCACAGAACGCATGGCAATGGTGCGCCCGCAGAAGCTGCCATTTTGGGGAGCAATTCAACAAATGGGCTGGGCAACTTCGGACTTTGAAGGCTGGATAAAAGACTTTGAAGCATACCAGATAATGAAAATGAGCCTGCCGATTATGGCTCAGCAGAGCAGCCTCATGTACCACGCAATGCCTGCAGACGGGCTCATCATTGAAAACGGCCCAGAGTTCGCACGCCAGTACTTCAAAGAGAACGAGAAGGAAATGCGCGAATGGAGCATGCTCCACCCTCGCGCAATAAACAGCGTCGGAGAAATTAAAATCCTCGACAGAACATACAGCGGATACCAGGACCTGCTGAAACAGGCAGAGCTCGGACTTTGTGCAAGCTCCGGAGTAGCCGAGTCAATTCTTTTTGAAGAGAAGGCTACAGGGCTCGCAAGCGACAACCGCGAAGACGTAACGCTCAAGCAGAGCGAGATGATCCGCTTACTTTTCAAGAACGTAGCGCCAGCATTCAAGAACTGCATAGAGCTGCTGGTCTGCTCTTGTTTTGGAGCAAACAGCGAACAGGCAGCGCTCGCAAAGAAAGTGAAAATCAAGGCCGATAACGGCTTTGTACTTTCAGAGACAGACAAAGCGCAACTATTCTCAACCTTCGTACAATCAGCCGGACAATTAGTCGCAATGGGAGCGCCGCTAAGCGTAGCAATGGCAACGGCACAGAAAGCAATCCCAAGCGTCGAAATTGACGAGGACACAATGAACGCCCTCACCGCCGGAGAAGCCGAAGGAATGGACCAGCAGATGTGGGACACCATGAACGCTGGCCGAGGCATGAACCAGGACCCAGCCGGAGTACCAGCGCCGGAGGCCATATAAAACCTTTTTCATTACATCTCCGTTGGCCCGTTTTGCACGACAGCAGGACGGGCCTTTTTTATTTCCGCAAAAGACTATAAAGACATGGAAGCAAAAAAAAGAAGAGGAAAACCAATCGAGGACTTAGAGCTCGCTGCATACGCAGAGGAAATCGGCCACGAAGAGTACAAGCGCCAGTACCATGCGCTTTATTGCCAGACCAGAAGTAAGACGAAAACCTATAGTGGGAAGGCAGGGAATAAGAGCAAAGAACAACTGGAAGCGATAAAAAACAAATACAGAAACGGCGTAACCATGGACCAAATCAAGGAAATGGTCGGCCTGTAAGGAGAGGATATGACACCAATCTTTAAACGCGTTTTAGAAAAGAAAAAAGAGGCAGGACTTACCTGGGACCAGCTCGCGAAAGCCGCGCACATTAAGCTGGCCTCATGGATGACGGGCCTGCCTTCCAGTAACCCGACCGACGAGGAATTAAAGAAAATCGCGCCGGTTTTGAACACGACTTATAAATACCTCAAATACGGCAAGGAGTAAGCATGAAGACATATTTTATTAAAGTAGGTAAATCATACCTCAAAGATTTTGAAATGACCGAAGCCTACGGTAGACGAGCCATACAGTCGGATAGATACTCAGAATCGGAATTTAAGCCAATATTTATAAAAGATAAAGTGGGATTTGACGCAAGAACACTAAAGGGAATTATTTCTACATTGATTGAATGGAGCCGCTGGAACAAATGCGGAGATATAAAAATAGAGATTAAGGAATCATGAGTTATCCGGTAAAGGTCAACGGCTTTATTTATTCCAAAGGGACAAAGGCCGGATTTCTGCGCATGAAGCGCCAGGGAATCCCCCGCCCGCTTTTCTCAATCCAAGACAAGCTCGCTGCCGTTTTACAAAGCAGATACAGAGCGCTCGCTCGCAAGCTGTTGAAGGACCTGCGCACACAATGCAGAGCCAGCAACATCACAATCGACGCGGCCCCAGAGGACGACACACTCGAGAGCCTGCTGAAATTCTTTGACGAAATGAAAAAAGAGTTTGAAAAGCAGCAGGAAGAAAACGAAAAGACAATAGGCCGCATAAACCTCAACACCGTAGCAAATACACTAGAGCACCAATGGCTCGAAGAGGACCAGCAGGAAATGCCGGAATTCTTCGTCAAGAAAATCGACGACACGCTGAAGCAGGAGCAGACAGATTACATGCAGCGCCTGTTTTCTGACGCAGACAGTAGAACGGCCCAGGTGCTGCAAAGTTTCGCAATCGACAAAAAACAATTCTTTGACGAGAACCTGGAAGCGGTCCGCAAGTTGTACCTGGACAATTCAATCCAGCGCATACAGTACGAAGAAGAAGACATCAAGCGCCGAATCCTGCAGAAGATAATCGACTACGCCACCGGCAAGAGCGACGAGTTGAACCTTACAGATTTAGTAAAGGAAGCGTACACCAGCACGGACCACCTCGCCCGGCTATTTGCCCGCGACCAGATGCAGCGCTTCAATAAAGCCTGCACTCTGGCGACTTTCAAAAGCGCCGGAGTTACAAAAGTAAAATGGGTAACCGTTGGAGACGTTCGCGTCCGCAAGAGCCACAAAGCCCTCAACGGCCAGGTATTCGACATAAACAACCTGCCGCGAGAAACGGATGACTACAATTGTAGATGTGGATTAGTGCCCGTCGAGTGGGCTGAATAAGGGAGGCAAAATGACAAAAGAAGAAAGAAAGGCATACCATAAAGCCTATTATCAAAAACACAAAGAAAAGCTAAGAAAGTATTACCAGGAGCGAAAAGAGAGACACAATGAAGTGTGCCGCGAATGGAATAAGCGAAACGCAACAAAAAAAAGAAGCACACAGAACTACTGCTCTGAAGATTTGTCAAAGGTTGAGAATTACACAGAAGCAATGAATGACAATCTGAAAGGCTGGCAGATACATCATAAATTAGAAACGCGTGGATTTGGATACACAAAAAAAGAATTAATCGCTCTCAATTTGTACTACAACAGATCAGCGTCAGAATTAGTTTTTTTACGGACCAGGGACCACAAAAGAGTCCATAGAGAATTTGAACCTTTGAGGATTTCATAATGCTAAGGTTTCAGATTTTAGGCGAAACACCAGGAAAGAAGAACTCAAAGATATGGACCAGGAGCGGAAAGCTGATCCCGAGCGCAAAGCACCAGAAATGGCACACAGACGCAATGCTGCAGGTTACCGGCCAGGTTTCCAGATTATCAAAAGACGAATATCCGTATGGACCAGAACACCCGGACGGAATCGACTACCCGGTAGCCGTTACACTTTCTTTTTATCACGGAGACCAGGTGCGACGAGACAGCGACAACCAGGCGGCCTCGATTATGGACCTGCTGCAGGACGCGAAGGTGCTCGCGGATGACCGCTGGCAGATTGTCCGCATTTTGAATATTTACAACCATTTTGACAAAGGCAACGCCAGGTGCCTTATAGAGATAAACAGACTATAAAAGAGGAAGCGGGAGGTGCGTATGGGAGAAGCAGACGCAATGGTAACAGAGCAACGAATAGCAATTACAGAGCAGAGAGTAGCAGCCATGGAGAGCGACATCAAAGAAATAAAGTCAGACGTAAAGAGCATGCCGGAATTAATCGCCAGCAGAATAAATGAGAGCATTGATATGAAAATCAAGCTCGCAATCACCGAGACCGAGAAGAAGTACCAGGCAAAGCTCATCGGACTGCTACTCGCGATAATCGGCGAAGGCGTCGGCCTTGTTATTTCGTTTTTGAAGTAAGCGGAGGAAGGAAGCATGAATCACCCGCAGACATTAGCAGAAGAATTATACAAACATTTTCCCACACCAAAGCTGAAAAGCATAAAGGACTACGCGTGTTGTGCGTTTACGCTTTTATGGTGGCTTGGAATCGACTGTGACGACACCACGGCCATAATGACAGTTTCAGACCTTATCAAGAGTCATGCGCTCGATGAGGATTGCACGGTTTACTGGGGAGAATGCATCCGCCAGCTTACAGGCCGCGAAATGGAGAGTCTGGAGAGACCGCAAATCACCAGCATAAAGAAAATTAAAGAACGGACCATAGTGCGCTTTATGAACGGCAAGAACGGACACTGGGTAGGCGTTGAGAACGGGAAGGTCGTTTTTAACAGCCTTGCTTATTCAAAATGCGTAACCGAAGGAAAGCCAACAGAGGCCCGAATTATAAAAATCAAGGGAGGCGTAAAATGAAAATAAAAAGCGTTTCACTTTTAGTGAAAATCTTATTAATCGCCGCAGGCTTTGCGCTCTGCGTCTTGAAATGGTGCGGAAAACTCCCGGAGGCCGACGTCGGCGAGATTTGGAAATCGATAGCCTTTGCATACGGCGTAGGCCTTGGAACTATTGATTTCAACATTTGCCGCGACAACTGGGTAGAAGGCAAAGCAGCCGCAACGGAGGGAGGGACCAGCGAATGAATCCGATTACACCCTGGCTTGTTTGTTTTGCGCTTTTAATAATGCTGATTGCTGCAGTTTATGCCGCAATCAAGATAGCAAAAACAAAGAGCGAAGAAATAAAACACCTGGAAGGCGAAGTCCAGAAGCAGAAAGAAAACATGGCGTACCTGGTGCGACACGCCCAGGAAATCGCAGAGATTGAAAAGGACCAGGACAAGGTCCAGGAGGAAATCCAGAATGCGAAAAGCGACGAAGAGGTGGCTGATATTATTAACGCCATTATTAACGTTAACAATTCAAAGCTGCGCTAGTAAACCAAAGGCCCAGATCATTCTGCCGCCACAGCCACAGCGCCGGGAAATGCCAGAGGTAAAGACCATGGCTGACGCTGCGACCACGCTCAATTATTACGAGCACCTGGTCCAGGAATGGGAAGCCTGGGGAAAGAAAGCAGAAAAATTAATAGGTGAAAATCCGCGATAGCCCGGACAAAGGCTACCCGGCCCCGGCGTCAGCTTCCACGCCGGTAAGCCGTTTTTTTTTAGAAGCAGCTGTTCATTTTTACTCCACCCGCAGGTCGCAAGATTTGCGGGATTTTTTTTATTTTTTTCAGGAAAAAACTGAAACAAAAATGACTATAAGTTTGAGTATTCATACTTGCTAACTTTTCCATAGGGCCTGGAGCGTCTGCTCATCCCCCAGGCCCGCTTTTTTTTAGGACAGAACGAATGGCAGAATTGAAGAACATAAGAATCGCAGTAAGCGGAATATACGACTACGCGCTCGAAGAAATCCCAACCTTAAGAATTCCAATGCCAGGAAGAGGCGCTCCCGAATGGGTAGAAGAAAAGCGCCTTTATAAAGTTTACAGACCAGCTGCGGCCCTGGCGGTAGCATGCGCAAAGTTCGCTAATCTTCCAATGACTCACCACCATCCAAAGACACCGGTCGACGGCCAGAATTTCAGAGACCTGGCAATCGGCTGGACCGGAGAACACCCGGAGGTTGACTACATCCCGGAGACAAACGAAGTCGGGATCAAGAGCACCTGCATGCTTTACGACGACGAAGCGCTCCAGGCTTACCAGAACGGAGAAATCCAGCTTAGCCCGGGCTACATTGCAGACTTTGAATGGCAGAAGGGAACAACGCCAGCCGGCCAGGAATACGACATCATCATGAAGGAAATAACCGCCGTCAATCACCTGGCGCTTTTACCTGCAGGAAGAGGCGGAGAGTACGCGGTGGTTTTGGACGAAGCCCCGAAAAGTAAAACAGTTTTTGAAATTGCTGCCGGTTCAGTTTTCGACCGGTTCAAAAAATAAATAACTATAAAGCAAAGGGAGGAACGAAACATGAGCAAGAAATTATACGCTTTGATTTCCGGCTTAGTAGACGCTGCAGCAATCGCAGGAGTAGCGCTGGTGGCTTATTTCCAGCCTGCAAAATTTGGTGCAATCATCACCGCAATTGGCGTAGCAAAAGTAGCAATCAATGACATTCTGCTTCTTTTCGTAAACAGCGAAGAAGCAAAAAAATAGGAGTTTAACATGAAATTGTTAACCGGATTATTCCGATTTGCACGCAAACGCGTCCAGACTACAGACAACGACATGGGAATGTTCCGCGAGAAGCTCACAGAACTTGTCGAGAAGAAAGCAGAACTCCCAGACGAAGAAGTGGCCAAACGCGTCGACGAGCTGAAGGAAATGACAGTCGACCTGCCGGACGAGGAAGGAAAAGCAAAACTTGACCGTTTCCTCGAGGATTTCAAATCCGTAAAGGAACAGGACGACGCGACAGCCAAAGAGGCTGCCTCAATGGTTTCTGACCTCTTCGAAAAGCTCGATACAGAGGCCATGAAAGATGTACCAGAAGCAGGTGAAGAGCCTGCAGCAGAGGAAACAACAGAGGAAGCAGTCGAAGAGACCGCAACCGAAGAGGCTCCTCTTACAGAAAGCGCTGCACCAGAAGCAGAGACAGAAGAAGCAACTGAGGCCGTAGAGGAAACAGTCGCTCCGGAAGAGGAAGCAAAGGATGCAGACCCAAATCCAGAGTATACACTCGAGGAAATTTATCAATTCGTTAAGAAACGAATGGCCGAAGACTCATGCGCCGGAGACAGCGCAGAAGAAGTCGAAGAGACAAAGGAAGAAAAGGAAGACGAGGAAGAGGTCACAACAGACCACGCTCCGCGCATTCCGGTAACCATGAATGGAACACCAGCAGCAAAGGGAAGCCTGGCTGACATGTTCAACACACTCAAAGAAGGAGGAAGATAGAATGGACTCTAATCTTTCATTAGGAATCGGGTTCAAAGGCCAGCTCGCCCTCAACGCACAGGCAGTGCCAATGCAGGAAGGCTACCTCAAGCTCGGTGGAATCGTAGACGCTACAAACCAGGCTAACGGCCTCGCATTCGGCGTAGTAGTTTCTGCACCAGCAGAAGACCCTACAGCAATTGTAGCAGGAAAAGGAAGCGGAAACGTTATCCGCGGAATTTCAGTATTTGACGACGCAATCGCACAGAACGCGCTCGGTCACCCAGGCAAGTACCTCGCAGGAATGCCATGCGCATTTATTGCAAAGGGCATTGTTAAAATGCAGAGCTGGGAAGAAGGCAAGGACCCAGTAATCGGATACAAAGTACAGTACAACGACACAACAGGCGTAATCGGCTTTGTTTCATCATCAGCAGACAGCGGTCACACACTGCTCGCAGGTGCAACTGTAATCGAAGTTACAGACGACGGCGCCTACATTTCGCTCTAAGGTAGGAGACGGACATGAGAATAGATTGTTCAAAAGAGTTTAAAAAACTCGGAAAATTAGCTGACCGCATGATCAGCCGCAACGGAAACGCTGCAGACATCCTCCGCGACGCAACCCTCCAGATTGGACGCGCTAACGACCCACACTACGGTGTGCCAGCCTCAGCCGTAACAAATCCAATTTTTGTAGGCGACAGCGCCGCAATTGGTGCAAAGGTAGGACTTACACCAGAACTCGAAGCGCTCTATCAAAAGAACGCAATGGGAGTAGACATCCGCCCACGCTTCAACGCAAGAAGCGGAAAATATGATATGGTTTTCCAGAAGTCTGGAATCCAGCAGTACACAGGCGATAGCGGAGAATTGATCGCAGCCCAGGCAATCAGCCCATGGAATGCTTCATTCTTTCCTCAGCTTTTCAAACAGCCTCTCCTTTACAGCCACGCACGTGACCTCGTAAAACGCATGGGAGGAACAAACCCATGGGGAGAAGTTCAGAACTTGGCCCTCGCCGGTTATTCAGGCTGGGGACTTATCGACGCCGCAGGAACCGTAGCTGCTAACCTTAAGCAGAACGTAAACGTACAGGGCGGAATGATGACAAGCGCCATCATTAACATTAAGGTTTTCTACAACTTCACCGTTGAAGAAATGGAACGCGCAAAGGGAGGAAATGACAATCCATTTGCAGGCACCTTAATGGCCGAGAAGCAGCGCTACGCTCAGTATGTAATCGACATGATCACCGATTACCTTACTTACTACGGAAACGAAGAAACAAACACTCTCGGACTTTTCGACGTAAACGGTGAGACAACCTGGGCAGGCCAGACACTCGAGGAAATCGCTGCAGACGACTCGAACACAAACAAAGGCTACACAATGTACAAACAGCTCGCCAAAGCCATTACAGACTTCATGGGAGCAAGCCAGAATAAGTTTGACATTGTCCGCGTAGCAATGGCACCAGCAGCATACAACCTGCTCACAAGCGTACCATACAGCAACACATACGAGCCAAAGTCAGCACTTGCAATCTTTGAGGAAAACTTCAATGCAGGCATGACAAAGAACGGTTCAAAGCCAAAGGTAGAATTCTACAGCGACCCATTCCTGGCAGCAAATACAGAATTCAACTCAAGCCTTTCAGACAAGCTCGTAATCACAGCGCCAGAAATCGGTGCCGGTCCAAACGACGAGAAGCAGGACCTCCTCCTTCTTGGCGTTCCTTTGGAGAACTTCACATATCCAGTTTATCCAAACGCATACGACCAGCAGCATGCAGTACTCCGCAGATTTGCCGGAGTTTTCGCACCGGTCGGAATTGCCGTAAAGGTATACACAGGATTTGGAACAACAAAGCGCACAGTCGCTACTCCAACAGCAGACCCCGCAGCACCTGCAACATTTGCGTCAACACAGAATGTAAAGCTCGCATGTGCAACTGAAGGCGCAGCAATCTACTACACAACAGATGGCTCAGCACCAACAGCAAATAGCACAGCTTACACATCTGCAGGAATTGACTTGAGTGCAACAACAACAATCAAGGCAATCGCAATCAAAGACGGAATGTACGACAGCGCAGTATTCAGCGGAACTTACACAAAGTCGTAAATGACGGATAATCGCAGGACCACCCGGAGGCAACCCCGGGCCCTGCGGTTTCTTTTATCTTTTTAGAAAGGAAGCAGAAACATGAAGAAATTTTATATTCAGAGTTACTACCAGTACCCGGTAACATTCAGCTCAATCGGAAAAACAATCCCGGCCAGAAGCGCCCAGGGAGAACTCCGCAATGTAGCAGAGTTTACAGAAAAAGAAATCGACACGCTCAAAAAGCGCGAACCATTTTTTAGAGAGCTCGTAGACAAGAAGAAAATCCGCGTTCTCGACCATTTGCCAAGTTCATACGTACCACCAGCACAGAGAATCAACGAAGCAAACGACGAAGCAGAAAAGCTCCGCCAGGAGAACGAAGCGCTCAAGGCAAGACTTAAAGTGCTTGAAGGCGGCACAGCCGTAGTAAAAGGAGACGAAGTACAGCCTTTTTCTGATGACGAAGTAATCGATGTAAAAGCCGAAGAAATGTCCGACGAAGACAGAAAAAAGCAATACGAAAGAATGACTTATGCAGAACTCCAGGACGCCTGCAAATATGCAGGAATTGAATACAAGAATAAAAAGAAGGCAGAGCTTATAGAGAAGCTCGTGGCTCTTAACAATAAATAAAAGGACGAAGAACATGACACGCCAAGATTTTAAATTCGCTGAAAATTTTCCAAACCTCACAGACGCGCAAATCGACAGCGCATACGAAATCGTAGCGGTCATGTTTTCCGGCGTTTTGAAATGCTGGGCAAAGCTCCAGGAACCGATAAGGACCCAGAAGCGCGAGCTTTGCATACAATTAATACTGGCCTGGTATTTGTTAGACCAGAACCCGACAAGCGCGGTCGGAGTCATGGGAAACGGCGGTATGGCCCTTACTTCAAAAAGTATCGGAGGAACGTCGCTAAGTTTCGCAGACATGGACGCCCAGGAGGGAGTAAAGCAATTAAACAGTAACGTATTCGGCCAGAAGGCGCTCATGATGCTACAGAGCGCACCGGAAAGGTTCAGCATTTATGCCTAACGCATGGGATAGCGGACTACGCGTAAACATTCGCAACACGGTGGACACCAGCAAAATCCAGAAGCTCGCACGCAAAGCAGCCTGCAACATTCTGGTCGGTTTTCCAAGTGGAGAAATGCACGTAACCCAACTTCATCGTAAAGACAAAAAAAGTGATTACAAAACGTATGAAGGCGGAGACGCCAAAGACATGGAGCCGATAGAAAATGCCGAGCTCGCAAAAATGCTTAGTTTTGGAACTTCGGAAATTCCAGCGCGACCTTTCCTGGATCAAGGAATAGAGAGCAAAGAAAAAGAACTCACCGAGGCTTTGAAGAGCGAAGCAAAGAAAGTAATCGACGGAGGCCAGGCAGACTGGAACAAAGTCGGAACAATGGCCGTAGGTGCGGTGCAGGAGTTTGTAAGAGGCGACTACTACAGAACCAACGTACCAAACAGCCAGAAGACAATCGACTACAAAGGCAGCGACAAGCCGCTTATTGATAGCGCGAACTTAATCAATGATTTACAGTTTGTAGTCCAGGCCGGAGGTAAATAATGGCAGGAGTCTACGGAGACATGCTCCTGGCATGGCCGGAGCAAAATAGACCGCTCGAGGTTTACGACCAGGACCCGAGTATCAACGCAGGCTGGGACCCGGTAAAGGACCCGCAGAGCGGAGAAATAATAAAAACAACAGTGGTGGGAGTTTTCCAGAACACCCGCGGCGGCGGACTTAAAGACAGCAACGGCAACCAGGTAGATGCAGAAGGCTGCGAGTTTTGGTCACAGACCGCAGGATTAGTGGGGAAGTTTTTCCAGCGCAACGGAAAGGTTTATCGGTTTTCAATTCCAGACGACTCAGACTGGAGCTTTGAAGGCGGATTTTATAGATACGGCGTAGAGAAGGTAATAGGAAACAATGGAACTGAATCAGACAACGCTACGTGGAATCTTGGCGGCCATTCTTTCAGTTAACCCCAAGTACGTAGTACCAAAGCAAGGGAACTGGTGGAACCCGCAGGACAAAGAAGCAAACATCGCGAACTGGTGCGCTTACCAGATTAAACACAACAGACCGCGAACAACACCTTTTTATGAACCAGGAAAAGACAACGGTCTGCCGGTCAATTCGGTGGCCGTTTTGAAAATAGCAGAGTTTGACCTGCAGTTTGTAGGCCCGCAGAGCGAAGAGCTCGCGAACAGCATATCAATGTGGCCTTTAAGAAGCGACGTACAATCGGAATTCCAAAAAGTCCACGGCGCAATAATGAACGACGAGTACGATGCCGTTAGTTCAATTTTTCACCAGGACGGAGGAAACACGGTCATGGCCTGGAATGTTCCGAACGTCAAGGTTTTATGGTACTCAATTCTGGACACAAACCAGGGACCAATGCCAGAGCTGACACTGAACGGAAACATCCGTCGAAAATAACTATAAAGCAAAGGAGGACATAAAATGTCACAATTCAAAGACTCCATAGCACAGACTAACGTGAACTTCCCGATAGAGACAGTAATCACGCCAATGGCTGGAGAGAACTACTCAAGAGCTTTAATTTTTATGAACGTCGCAAACGCCGCGTCTTATCTCCCAGGAGTAGACAACCCGGCAGCAGGCGAGCTCATAGAATTAAACTCGAACAATTACGGAACTTTGACAGGCGGAAAATTAAAGACCTGGCTCGTTCCATTTTTCACAAAAGCAACCACAGCAAAAGTGGGAATTGCAATCTTTGACACAGATCAGCCAGGAGACACGGACCCAATCCCGGCAACAGCTCCGCTTTCTGCAGTTTACGAAGCAAAGAAGATGTACGGCTATTTCAAGTTTGCCGTTGAAGAATCAGCAGGTTACAACGCCCTGCAGGTTCAGCTTTCAAACCTTTGTGTAGCAGACCCGCTTTATAGCGTTCTTTGGATAGGCACTGACGACACGAATGTACTGACAAAGACATCCGCTTTGATGAGCTCACTTATTGCTGCAGGTTCAAAGGCCCGCGTAATTTACAACTCAAACAGCGCAATCAACGGAGCACTCGCTCAGTTAGGCTCAAGCCTTTCAGTAATCAACTCAACAGGCACTCCGGTCGGCAACAGCGTAGACTCGGTAGGATTTAATACAATCCAGGCCAGCGGTCCGGTTGACGGCAACGGCGAACACCAGAACTTGACAGCAACCCAGAAGGCTGCACTCGACGACCAAAAAATCGGCTACCAGACATGGGTAGGAGACGGAACTGAAGACGTTGAGACAGAAGGCAGCCTTTATTTGAACGGCGACAGCGTCGGCGCAAATTGGGTAAAGGCTTACATCGAATACGTTTGCAAGGTAAAGACAGCAGGCTACATCAAGAGAATGAACACCTTTAGAAACAACCAGACATACCAGGCAATTCTCTTGATTTTGACCGACCAGGTGCGCCCATTCCTTCAGTTTGGACGTTTGGATGGCTTTGTTATTACAGCGCCACCTTTCAGCCAGCTCCCAGAAAGCGGAGACCAGATCGAAGTGCCAAACGCATGGGAAGCAACATACATCGACGAAGTGCGCGAAGTTACAGTCTATGGAACTTTGTACCTTACACAGCCAACACGCTAAGGAGGAATAGGAAATGGCAGAACATACAATCGTAGCAGCCGGACAGTTTAGCGTTACATTGATCCACCCATTATGGAATGACGGAATCCCGACAACTATTGACGGTTTCCGTTTGGAAGGCCAGATGGTACAGGCCCAGCAGGCAATGGACAGCTCGAAGATTATCGCGCTGGCTAACGGCAACACACTCACAATCACCAACAACAACGGCGCCGGTTCGTTGACTTTCAATGTAGTAAAGACCGGAAACGCCGGGGATTTGGTAAAGATTGCAAACAAGCTGAAGAAGGCCGGAGACAGCGTCGGAGGTACAATCCGAATTACACAGGAAATCAACGGCAAGACAGAAGGACAGACCTTCATAGCTTGTACAGTCCGCACCTGCCCTCCTTTGAACATCCAGGGCAACGACGCCGCAGACTACCAGGTAGTATTTAATTACGGCGACAGCGACAGCGACGAGTAAGGAGTTAGAACATGGAAGCACTGACACTAACCCGCGCTGATTACACAGAAGCGCTAAAGAAAATAAACGAAACACTTGGAGACGCCAGCTACGTCTCCTTGTTTACCGTAAAATTCCCGGATGGAATCAACACCGCGAGCACCCTGGAAATCTGCAGAACAATCCAGGCGCCAACTTTTGAAAATAAGGTTAACCTGCTCAAGATTTGCATAGAGGGAAAGAACGTCGAAGTAAAATGCCCGAACGGAGATACAGAGAAATTCTGCATGACCAACAGAGAAAACAACTTCGAAGGTTTCCCGCTTTTCCAGAAAGACCCAATGGCCCTGGTGGCAATTGCGGACGCGGTCTACGGTTACATCTTAAAAAAATACGTGCGGCTCTCGAGGGCCCAGGAGCCAGCCGCCAAGTCGGAATAAAGGAAATTAAAGCCCAGGCGATAATCAACCGGAGGTGCCCGAATTATTACCTGTGGCTTTATTATAGCTTTACCCGAGAATACGCAAGGAAGCCCGACGACCTGGATGACATGCTCGACGGGCTTATTTGTTTATGGGCTAAATCAGAGATAGAGGAATTGTATGCCAAAGAATGACATCGGTGGTTTTTTCGTTTCGCTGGGCCTCGCAATAGATAAGCCTTCATTCGAGACCGGAAACAAATTAATAGACAACGTAGGAAACTCTTTTAACAAGCTCATAGGAGCCGCCAGAAACGCCTCGGTAGTTTTGGTAGGTACTGCGGTCGCCACCGGAGCGGTAGAAAGCAATGCATACAAGACCGCAGAAGCAATCGGAATCACGACTGAATCGCTGGACCTTTGGAAAGCCAGCGCAAAGATAGCAGGAATCGACTCGAACGGCTTAATCAGCGCAATGAGCCGAATGGCTGACGTCATGAACCACATGACAATTGACGGTAGCGGTCTGGAATCGTTCACAAAAGAACTAGGTAAACTCGGAATCATCAGCGACGACGTCGACATGGAAAAACTGCTGAACATGGCACCGGACGAGCTCATGACGGAGATCATCCGCAAGGCCCAGGAGACAAGTGCCCAGGCAAAGAAGGACATAGCAGAGGCCCAGAAGGCACTCGCAATAAATCCAAACGACACAGCAGCCCAGGCGAAGCTCGAAAACGCCGAAGATGCAAAGCGCCAGGTTCAGACCATTGTAGGCGACATTCTCGGCGACGAGGGAAAGAAGTTTTATATTGAAATCGAGCGCCAGGGAAAGACCATAGATGAATTTCTCACAGGAGCACAAAAAACAGTTTTTACAACTGCAGAAGACAACCAGAAAGGCCAGAACTTCAGAGTTCAAACTGACACATTAAAAGCAGAAGTCGAATCTCTTTTAAAACTTACCGGAGACAGCGTAGCCGGAGAGCTTACTCCTTACCTTTCAGACTTAAACGATTTTATACAGAAGAACGGTCCAGAAATTGCAGAAGCAATAAAGAACGGTGCAAAGTACGTCGGGGAAATTGCAGAGAAAATAAAAAAGCTTGGTAAATGGCTATTCCAAGATAGTACAAAGGACCACCAGGACTTACTAGCCAGCAGCAAGACATCACCAATACAGGCAATGCTTACAGGCCCGCTTTCCCCAGAAATGATGTACGAGCTTTATAGCGACGGAGCTACAGACGAAGAGAAAGCTGAATACAAAAAAAACCTGGACATTGTACAAAAAATAAATGCTGCCAAGACAAAAAACAAACGTCATAAAGACACGCTCGAAGCAAACGAAATAACAGACGAAATAGCCTGGGCAATTCAGCAGTACATGGAAATGGGAGGCGACCTCTCGAGCATTTCGCTAGATGCAGCTGCTTATAAATTGCTGGGCAACAAATACGATATCCACGAAAAGCAAGAGGACTTCGGAGAATGGTGGAAAGGCGCCGAAGGAGTCCATGACGGAATTATCCGCCCAGACGGAACCGTCACCCAGGTAGCGCCGGACGATTGGGTACTTGCAGCCAGGGACCTCGGAGATTTATCCCAGGCATTCGCACCAAAGGAACCAAACATAGCGCCGGATACATTATCGGTCCTCGCAGACACAGTCGCACAAATGGCCCGGTCGTTTATTCCACAGCAGAACAATACAGCAATCCAACAGGCCAGCGAGTACACAATTAATCAGACGTTCAACGTTTCTGGCGGCAACGACATGCCGCAGATTTTGAAGCAGCAGGCTTATAGAGGAACCCAGGAAGGACTTCTTGAAGTAATGCACCAGAGCTCGCAACAGCTGCAGTTGATGAGCGGACTGCGCTAAAAATATCGGTTTGTAAAAAAAAGACTATAGAAAAAAATAACAGGAGAAAGAAAATGGATGGCTTAACGCTCAACATCATAAACGGAAACAAGACAGCCCTCGCATTGGCGAAGACCTGCATCACCACCCCGGTGCTTATTAACATAGACATCCGGCAGGGAGCAGTCTACGCAATTCCGATCCAGATAGAAACAAACCAGAAGCGAGGACACGCTGAGGTTTCAGAAAGCCTGGTTATCGCAACCGACGCGAAGAAATATGTTAGTGACAACGTCGCACCAGGAAGCAAGCGCTGGACTCTTAACGGGTACGTAATCGGTAACCCGAGCCTGGAGCCTACTAATTTTTTTCAACCTTTTGTACAACTTCATACCGACATTCTATGGAGCTGGTTTGAACACGGCGCAGTGCTGATATATAAAGACGGAAACGCGCAGGTTTATGAAAACGTTGTTATTGAAGACTTACAAACCTCACAGCAGAAGGACAGCGCGAACGCAACGCCCTGCACGATCACGCTCAAAGAAATCAACGTCATGGACACCAGCCCGGTCGACATCCCAGACAGCGAAACTCTCAGCATTAACAAATTTATAAAATCAATTCCTGCAAGAGGCACGGCCCTCGGCGCTGCAATTCCACTCGGAGTTACAGCTGCAGAGATAGCATAAAAACTAACGGCTGTTAGTAATTCAGAACTAACAATTATTAACTGTCGTTAGTAATATAGCACTAACAATAAATAACGATTGTTAGTCACTAAAAATACCTACCTTATGTTAGTTAAAAACCACTCGTCGTGTGTCGATTTGATTAATTTTTGAGTTATTCAATACTAACTTGAAAAAACGCGAAAACAGGCCAAAATAGGCCAAAAATGCCAGGTTTTGACCCGGATAAAAACCCGCCGACGCAACGTGAGCAATCCTAGAGCGGTTTCTGGCCATTTTCAAAGTGGTCGACAAATTACTCAAAAACTTTTTTTTAACGCGCTGTACGCAATCCTAGGGCCCTTCTTAACTACTCGTCATATGTTTATCAGTAACGCGTTAAAACACAAGGAATGTAAGACTAACAAAAAAGTGACTATAAAAATATGCAGACAGTAAAAACTAAGGAACGCGTACCATTTCCGAATGGAGACATCGCTGAAAATTTTGAATTCTCATGCAGCGCCGAAAGCGGCGTTTTTAATTTTCATTTTAAATGGCTGAACAACCGCTGGAATTTATGGGTAACTTTGCCCGACGGAAAAGTGCGCCAGGCCGGAGTACAACCAGGAGTAATCAGTTGGAGCGGCAGCAGAGAGTACGGCTTAGTTTTTGAGACGAACCTGCCGGTGATTGATTTTAATTCTTTGTTTATGACGGAGCTTTATATTTTAACATGGATTTAAACCTCAATCGTTTCAATAGAATTATCGACCTCTATTTTTATAACACGGTAGACAGCCTGGTACCCGCTAAGATTATCCGCTGCCCGCGTCACGGCAGGAAGCCTACAATCGAGATTAGTGGGACCTACACCTGCCGGTTTTTTCTGCCTTCATTTAACATAAAAATAACAAACCTTTACCTGGACTACCAGACAGAGCAATACGCGAAAGTAAGAGTCGAAGCAGGCTACGTCGCAGGAAAGCCGTGCTCGTTCGAAGGTTCGATTATTACAATGTACCAGGAGTCGCCAGGACCAGAAGGAAGCACGGTTATCCAGTGCAAACAGGGCCGAATGGAAGCCTGGCTTAATACTATCGTACAATTGGAATTTGCAAACAACACTTCATTAACAGAAGTTCTCGAATCAATTAGAACAAAGCTCAAGGCAACCCAAATAAAAATCGGAAACAAAGCGCGGACACTTATGCTGCCGGAATCCGGTTTTTTATATGACGGGTCTGCCCGCGGAGCAATGGCTAAGCTGGAAGAAATGTTTGAAGAAAACGACCTGGTGATTTTCATGCGCGAGAATTGCCTTTATGCGCAATGCATGGGCCGAGACGACAACGCAGGAGCAAAGGTGCTGCAGTACATGAGCGCACCACCACAGCCAAACACCGGAGGCGAGGATGGCGTTTATTACACCACGGTAACAGCACCTTGGATGCCGGACCTGCAGCTATTCGATAAATTGATTATTCCGGCCAGAGTTTACATCCGAAACTTCGGAGTAGTAGGTAGCGGGAAACAGCAGAAGATACAGGTCAACGCTTTATCGTTTCATTTTGGGACAACAGGCAGCATTAACAGCATGACAGTCCAGGGAACAATGGCGAGGTAACAAAATGCAGAACAGCGTTTTTATAAACGAAAAACTAACAGAGCGCAACATAATCGAATCGGTGCTGGCGAGCCATTACATTGTCGACTACGGCTTTATACGAGCCGTAAACGACGACAAGACAATCGACGTAGTACACGCGAAGCAGCTCAAGACCCTGGACGGAAAAAGCCTCAAGGCCACCGTTACAAAGAAGGTCGAAGTGCTCACAATTTGCGGTGCCGGTTTTTCAATTAATTTTGACTACAAGAAAGGAGACAAAGTGCTCCTGCTCGGACTTAAAGATTACATTAAAAAAGCTGCAGACGTAAACGCGGCAACAGAGACAACGACCTACCTGCACTACACCAGGGAGACAATCAAGGCGCTGCCTCTCTGCGTTTTTAACGACGATGCGAAAGTAAAAATCACGGTAGAAAAAGGCTCTCTCACAATAGAGACCGAGAAGGACGTAACAATAAAGGCAGAGAATGTAACAGTAGACTGCTCGAAGCTAACGGTGAAAAAAGGCGACGGAAGCGCGGCCCTGGAGGTGACACCTTGAGTTTGAAGAACATAACGGTTGAAGGCTGCACCTTGGAATTCCAGAACGGCGGCAATAACAGCGCAATCTCAATTACAGACGGGCAGACTTCCCAGAAAGTAAAGGCCGACGGAAAGCCGGTTTATAAGACTTTGAAATTCACCATTTCCGGCTACACGGCCAGCGCCGAACAAAGCCCGACCTGGATAGCAGGAAGCGGAACCGGACAGGGAGAAATTACAGCCAGCGCCGAACACGTGAAGGTAGAAGGAAATGCCGTAATCTTGGAAGGAGACACCAGCGCCCAGATCACAATAAACGGTCAGAAGCAGCAGGGACAAAGCGTAGTGCCGGACCAGGTGACAGAAGTTGTAAAAGTTACAAAGGCAGGCCAGGACAAAGCCAAAGGAGCGTAAAAATGGATTTGAAAATGAAAACAGAAGAAATCACCGACGAGGGAGTAAGCTGGGACTGCGAAGTTGAAAACGGAATCGTACCTTTGATTACAGACGACAGCGAAGACCTGCAGTGCGCAATTCTTGCCGGTTTTCTGATCACAGGAACAGTGCCACAGCTACCGAACGCAGGCGTACCATGGACCGATTTTTTAACTAAAAAAATTACCTTCGGAGTTTTGGACTTTTACGTTCGCGAAAGCCTGCTGAACGTAGGCAAAGACAATTACTACCCGCAGTACGACATCCAGGACGATAAACTGACTATGAGTATAGGTAAGCTGCAGGAGGTTAACAATGGCATTTGAGATAGACGGTGAGACATGGCAGCCTAAGACAGCAATCGAACACGCCGACTTGATGATTGATAAAATAAATCAGCTCATGCAGGAGAACAACGTCAAGGACAAGAACGGCAACATTGTACAGCTTAAAAAGAACTACGGCAACGCTTTGTATTTACTCACCCTTGGTAGCGGTCAGAGGTTCGCAGATAACGATACAGCGCTTTCTAAAGCCATAAACTCATTCAACGTAGAGCTCGCAGACGACCAGCAGATAGAGAACCTGCTGCCGATTGCGGCTATTACCAGAAACCCGGGAAGCTACTCAACCCTTAAGCTCACCGTTACAGCGAGCGAGGACGGAGTCTGCACAATTCCAGCAGGGACCAGGGCACCATTTGAAAACATGAACTTTGTAACCCAGGTTGAAGCAGTTATCCAGCCAGGTCACACACAGACCATAGACACGGTAGCGGACACAATCGGACCGGTCGTAGTTTTGCGCGGAGAGGTTACAGCATTTGACGCAGAGATAGCAAATCTGGAAAGCGTAGAAAACTTAGTTTCAAGTATTCCGGGAAATGCAGCAGAGACAACAGACAGCCTGCGCAACAGAATCTCGCAGGGCCTTACAATTCCGTACTCAATCGACGGTGTAAAATTAGCGCTGGAAGAGTTGACCGGAATCAACCACGCCCGCGTATTTTTCAACGTTTATCCGGACACGCCGATAACGCTGCCGGGAGGAATCGTCCTGCAGCCACGTAACGCGTACATTGTAGTCAACGGCCAGAGCGACAAAATCGCGGAGACATACGCAAAGTACATGAGCGCAGAGACCCAGAACGCGCCGAACGCAAGCCCGACAGGAACCGCGACAACGGTCAACGTTTCAGTTACAGCTTCAGAGACCCAGGCGGCAACAGTGCCTGCCGGGACTTCGTTTATTTACGATGGCGTAACTTTTGTAACAAATACAGACACCGCAATCGCAGCAAACACAACAGAAGTAATACTGTTCACCGCAACCACAGTCGGCTCGGTAATTATTCCGGCTGGCCGAATTACAGAGTTTGAACAGGCAATCCAGAACGTAGCTGCAATTACAAACGCGGCAAGTACACCAGGAATTGACCGCACTGCTTACACCCAGGACTTTGTAACCAGCAGCGGCCAGGCGATCCCGATTAAATACGACACGAGCCTCAATGAAAGAGTTTATGTCAAGATTACCCTTGACGAAGGAAAAGCAAAGGACGTACAGATAGAAAACCAGCTCAAGCGCGACTTGATCGCAGCCAGCGCTGAA